GTATCAGGCAGTAGCTTATCATAAAAATAGTAATACAGTTCATGTATGGGATGATAAAAAAGGTCATCTGCAAATAAAATACAGGCCATATGCATATAAAAAATCATCGTATGGAAAATTAGTTGCATTGGATGGTCAACAAGTTGAAAAAGTTTATGGACATGATCAGCATGATAGTTCTTTATATGAAGCAGATTTGAATCCAGAAGTCAGAACATTGATAGACATGTATACAGATTCTGATGATGCTTCAGTGGGACATAAAACGTTGTTTATAGATATTGAGGTAGATATATCTACAGGATTTCCTACTCCTGAAGAAGCTCAAAATCCTATTACATCAATCGCGATATATGATGAAGCAGGCGATCATAGAAGTGTTTGGATATTAGATAAAGAGGGAGTTGTTCAAGATAAACATTCCAGAAAATATTCTATATCATCATGCTCAGATGAAAATACATTATTAGCTAGATTCTTAAATTCATATCAAGAAATACAACCTACTATTATAACAGGATGGAATATAGACTTTTTTGATATACCATATCTCTATAATAGAATGGTACAGGTATTAGGAGAATCTAGAGCAAGAACATTATCTCCTATCAATGACGTTATATGGTTAAAACATAGGAATAGATATCGTATCTCCGGAGTATCGTGTTTAGATTATATGGCATTGTATAAAAATTTTACATACAATCAAGAATCGAGTTATTCATTAGAAGCAATATCTCAGAAAGAATTAGGCAAAGGAAAATTAAAATATGAAGGATCATTAAATGATCTTATGCGAGATGATATTCAAGGTTATATAGATTATAACATGAATGATGTTGATCTTGTATATGAAATAGATCAAAAAATGAAATTGATAGATCTTGCAAGAAGTATATGTCATAAAGGTCATGTGCCATATGAAGATTTCCTTTTTCCTACAAGATACTTAGATGGAGCTGCATTAGTATATCTAAAACGTTTAAATATAGTTGCTCCAAGTAAAAAGCCGAGATCTGAAGAAAGATTAAATCTGTTAGGAGCATTTGTCAAATCTCCGAATCCAGGTAGATATAAGTGGGTATATGATTTGGATTTAACTTCTTTATATCCGAGTATCATAATGACACTTAACATATCTCCAGAAACTAAAGTAACTAAATTGCAGGCATTCGATGGCCAAACATATATTAAAAATAAAGGTACTCATTATACTGATGATTGGAACGGCTGGGAAACTGCTCAAGATCTTAGAGATTATTTAGAAAAGAATAAATATTCTATAGCAGCAAATGGAGTTATATATGATACCCAATTAAAAGGATTCTTGCCATCTATATTAGATAAATGGTTCAATGAACGTGTAGAATATAAAAATTTACGTAAACAATACGAAAAAGAAGGCAACGAAGCTAAGGCAGAATATTTTGATAGAATGCAATTAGTAACAAAAATTCTTCTGAATTCATTTTATGGAGTATTAGGTAATCCAGGATTTAGATTTTTTGACCCAGATAATGCAACAGCCATAACATCGACAGGTCAACAATTAATTAAATTTACAGCAGATATCGGCAATCAATATTATAGAAAAGAATTAGGAAAGGATAAAGATTATTGCATCTATACTGATACAGATTCAACATTCTTTTCTTCATTACCGTTAATTAAACATCGATATCCAGATTATGATCTAACAGATGAAAAATGGATGGCAGATAAAACTATAGAGATAGCTGATGAAGTGCAATCATTTATAAATAGATCATATGATATATATGGTAAGAAGTTTCATAATGTTGATAAACATAGATTTGATATTAAACAAGAAAATGTTGCAAAAGCAGGATTATGGATTGCAAAAAAGAGATATGCTCAATGGATAATAAATGTTGAAGGACATACTGTATCTAAATTAGATGTCAAAGGATTAGATGTTGTTAGATCTTCATTCCCTCCGTCATTTAGAAAGTTTATGGCTCGAGTATTGGAAGATATATTGAACGATATAAGTAAAACAGATCTAGATGCTAAAATATTAAATTTTAAAGATCATATGAAAACATTGCCTTTATTAGATGTAATGTTCCCGGTCGGAGTTAAGAATGTTAGAAAATATACAAGAAAAAGTGATGATCCATTCACTCCTAGAATGAAAGGAACACCAGTGCATGTTAAGTCAGCTTTAAATTATAATGATTATCTAAGACATCAAGGTATAAGCAAAAAGTATCAAAGTATCGGCAATGGCGAAAAAATAAAATGGACATATTTAAAACATAATTCATTAGGTTTAGATACTATGGCTATGAAAGGTAGTGATAATCCTAATCGATTAGAAGAATGGATTGCACAGCATATAGATTATGAAAAGGTTTTTGATTCAGCATTTGCTAACAAATTGAATGATTTTTATAGTGCAATGGACTGGGGATCAATTCCAAAGAATAATAATTTAGGAAAGTTTTTTGCATTTTAATTTGGATATGTGCAAAATTTTACTTATATTTAAAAAAATAGTTATATGATAGGATTCAAAAAGTATTGGTATGGTAAAGAATGTGAGGGCAGATTAACAGATGTTGAAACATTATTCATCTGTGATATAAAAGGATTGGATTTAAGTAAATGTGAAAAAATGCCTCATATTTATTTTTGTTCTGGAGCTGTTGAACAATTGATAGACAACAAGTATAATATTAATTGGGATTTGATAAATAGTATAGTCGATAATGAAAATACAACAGTAAGTTTAGAAGTCGAACCTGATAAATTAAGTTTGATACCGCCGATAATTAGAATTAAAACGCATATTATGTATATGATGGTAGATCCAGATGTATCATTATTAAAAAAGAATGATAGTATAAAAGTTATTTATAATGACTATTCTTTATACTGTACAAGTATACAAAATATGCAACATGTTACACCAGATGATTACAAATATGACAGAACTTAATACAATTTGGATAGTTGACTTAGAGGCAGTTGAGAGTCGATATACCGGCGAATGGAAACATCACTTTCCTGATCTTATGAGAATACATGCATTTGGCACTCATAATGTTGAAGTTATAGAAGGACCTACCAATATACCGGATGCAACTACTCCAGGAGCATTTTTAAATTTTGGAGGTACTAATATCTATAAAAGTGCTCAAATGCAAAAGATTGCAAGATTATTTTGTGAAGGTAAGATTCAATCTGGAGATCATTTTATTTATACAGATGCATGGAATCCTACAATAGTTCAACTTAAATATATGAGTCAACTATTGCAAATACCAATTAAGATACATGGTCTTTGGCATGCAGGTAATTATGATCCAAATGACTTCTTAGGTAGATTAATAAAAGATAAATGGGTAAAGACATTTGAAACTTCGTTAGCTCAAACTATAGATTATAATTGGTTTGCCTCAGATGATCATTTAAAAATGTTTAGAGATAATTTTGGATATGATGATATTCAATGTTTTAGAACAGGTTGGCCGATGGAGTATTTAGAAAAAATGTTTACTCCTCAAAAGAAAGAAAATATTATATTATTTCCTCATAGAATTGCTCCAGAAAAGCAAGTAGAGATATTTAAGGATTTAGCTAAGTCATTACCAAAAGAATATGAGTGTATAGTATGTCAAGAGCAGAATTTATCTAAATCAGAGTATCATAGTCTGTTAGAAAGATCTAAGATAGTATTTTCTGCAAACCTTCAAGAGACGTTAGGTATATCATGTTATGAAGGTGCTTTGGCAGGTGCTATTCCGTTAGTTCCAAATAGATTAAGTTACAAAGAAATGTATTCGGACGATTATTTTTATCCAAGTGAATGGACTGAATCATGGGATTCATATCTTAAATATAAAGACGCAATGATATCAGTAATTATAGAATTCATGGAACATTATGATCATCATGCTAAAAATTTAAATAAACTAACAAAGTTCTTAAATGAAAATTACTTTTCATGTAATGGACTAAAAAAGGTATTATTCAATGAACAATAAACAAAAAGAATTTATATATTTTCCTTCGTTATCTGCAGGAGGTTTTGCATCTGCATTAATAAAGAATGATAAATTATCCTCCGGAGTTCCTTGTAGATTCTATTCAGATGAGTATCCCGAAAAATGGAGACATAAATATTTTCTAGTTACTGCAGGCCACTATTACAAGAAGATGGATATACGAGAACAGATGGGATTAGGAAAAGATGTTTTGGTATTTGGAGATTCCGGAGGATATCAGATTGCAACAGGTGCTTTGAAATATAGCAATGATTTAAGAGAAAAAATATTTCATTGGTTAGAAGCAAATTCAGATGTTGCTGCTAATTTGGATATACCACCTAAGACAGTATATGAAAATAAATTTTATCAGTGTGCTGATATTAGTTATGATAATTTTGCTTGGTTTGAAAAACATCAATCAGGTAAAACTAAATTTCTAAATATGTTACAAGGATCTAATCCACAAGAGTATGATTGGTGGTACAATAAATTTAAGCATTTTGAATT